TAATGGGATACGAGCCAGAGCTTAACGATCCTATCTTCTATGAAGAGGAGAAGGAGAGGGAGATCAAGTGCTTCTTATGTTCAGAGCCACTAGATCAAGACGACATAGTATGGGCCGACGAAGAGGGCCAGATAATTAATCAAGGCAACGATAATGCGTGGTGCGTATCGTGCCTACCAAGTGAAAAGGAGAAGGGGAATGAATAAAGAATACTGGCAAGCTAAAGCAGAATTGTGCCGTGATCTTGCATTGATACAGATAGAAGACGAAGATACGGAGAAGGAGGCGGGAATGAATCTAATGAGAATGACCTACGCCTTGTCTATGGTTGATGCCTATTCAGAAGGGAAGGGAGATGATGAGTAGAGTCTTACGCTTTGATAGTAAAGGGCAACCATTCTTGGGAGATCCAGATGATAAGGTGATCGCCTTTCACCCTCGCGTCTCCCCGCTTGTGAACCTATACGAAGTGGTAGATGAGAAGGGTGAGGCTATCTGGGGTGGCAACGATACACACGAAGCTATCCGTTACCTACGCAGTAGTCCTGTAAATTGCAGGATCCTTGTGTCTGGCTGGGAGAGTGATGACGAAGATGCTCACCTTGTAGGCCAACCCATTGACATAACCAAGCTGATCTATGCTGTATTGGCGGTGAATCAATGAGCTATTTATTGGGTATCTTAGGCGTGATGCTAGTGGCGTACCTCCTAATTGTATGGGAGGATAAGATCAATGGACAATGAGAAGAGATTGGCGAGTGCTGCAAAGCAAGCCGTCTATTACCGAAACTACCGAAGAGCAAGAGATCGTGCCTTGGTGAAGCTGGCGCAAGCCTACCCAGATGCGTATAAAGAATTGCTGGAGAAGGAGAAGGTGAGTGATGAACAAGAAGGCAAGGCGTGGATTGATCTTAACGGTACTACTGTTGCTCCTCGTATTGTTGCACGTGCAAAAGCTAGGGGAATTACCCTCGCCCAAGCCGATACAAACCAAGGCAACAATGGAGGAGAAGCGTGAGAACAAACGAATCGCATACAAATTTAGTAAAGCTCTCGGTTATACGAGAAAAGAAACGACGTGCCTTATCACCCTATGGACCCGTGAGAGCAGGTTTGACCACCTCGCAGACAACCCTAGATCAACAGCTTACGGAATTGCTCAGCTCCTTGGAGAACGTAGTAGAGAGCCTGAATTACAAATCCTTAGAGGTTTACGATACCTTGAACATCGCTACGGAAAATCTGCGTGTCGCGCTCTCCAACATAGCGACAGACTCGGCTGGTATTGATGGAGATTTGCGATGAATGCGGCAACGATCTAGTAGCAGAAGGACAGGGTAAGTGTCTTGAATGCCTAGAATCTATGTTATAGTTTAGTCGCGCTTACTTTCGTGGCCCGAAGAACCTCACTACACCCTTCCGTAGTGGGGTTCTTTGTTTATCCACCAGTACTATAAAAGCCTTTACCCTTGAAGGTAATGGCAGGTGTATCCCACTTACGCACCATAGTTATGTGGCACACAAAGCAAGAAGGATCACGTGGGTCTTCGTGGATACTGCGCTCAATAGTTATCTCCCCATTGCAATCAGGGCAACGATAGTCGTACTGCATCAGAGCTGTACCGCCTCTTCTATGGGTAGATAACCTACTAACTTACTGATCTTGTTAGAACGTGCAAACTCTGTTGTCGCTGGCATCCAATGGGTTACCCATTCAGGTTCAGGTACATCCATTAGGTCAAAAGAAAAGACACCTAACGGTGTCGAATTTATATAGAAGGGAATGAGATCCCTTTCAGCAGCCTGCGTTATGAGCTTGCGATACTTCATCTCTTCAATTAGTAGTGTGGGGTAATGAGTATAGCGACACTTGAGTTCTATGTAGTGACCAGCTTTATCACTAATGCAATCAAAGGAGTCGTAGATACCTTCAGACTTAGTAAGGTCTGGATACAAGCTATCTCTTAGATACTCAAATAAATCAATCTCTTTCATTGCCAAGGGTTGTCACCACCCAAACCATTCTGCACCTTGCGTAATGCGCTGGTGCATCTACGATCTGCGGTAGATACTGCACACTCTAGTAAGCCTGCCACCTGTTGCAAGGTGAGTCCTTCGTGGTAGCGCATACGAAGTATGGTCTGGTCCTCTACTTCAAGCTTTAGGTATGAACGCTTGACATCAATCAGGGTAGCAAGCAGGTTGCCACCTTCTGCTGGAACGCTAGGCTTCTTAGGTGAGCCATCATTGATAAGGTTCTGAGCCTGCTCTAGTACCGTATCATCCACAATGGATGCGATAACGTGAGGCAGAACCTGTGCGATCATAGCTGTATCGTAGAAGGCTTCATCACCTGTTCGATAGCCAGACTTAGCCGCCTTCTCCTTGCGAGCATAACGCTCAGCCGTACGCTTCATCTGCCAAGCAATACGCTTCTCATTGATAACACGTTGGACTGGGTTAGGTTCACTAAGAGCGTCATTGAATTGTGTGCCACGTGTTAATGCCCAAGCAAGGCACTCTTGTAATACATCATCTCGTTCTACGTAGCCACGAAAGCGACGGGCTATTGCACTAGCAACGCTAGGTGCTATATCGTAGATAGACTTATGCAGTTCAGTCACAGTTTGGTTCTTCTACCTCTGGCCATACGCCATCTAGTACCATCATTGCAATGGCAGAGTAGTTCAATAAATCTACAAAGCTATCACGCAATGACTCATTACTAGGCTTAACACCAGAATCAAGTAGGTTATTGATGCGAGCTATCTTGTCCCACATACGTACACGCAAACCATTAAGTGGTCCACCTGGTGAATGAGCAATGTTCTTTGGGCCGTAGTCGTGATGCTTACGCACCAGTAGGTTGCCAGCTTGATCCATAATGCGCCAGACGTCAGCGATGAAAGCTTCATTTACCTTGTCGGCGTAGGCCGAAGGAGTATAGTCTCTGTTTCCATATTGATCTCTAGGATCTGGAAGCCCATATGCTGCAAAATCTGTACCATCTGTAGCCATTCGTCTCTACTCATCCTTCTCACCTAGTAGCAAAGCCTTCGTAGCATCTGCGCCATTGGCCAGATAGAAGTCATTGATGTCCATTGATGGAGGCAATGTTACTATTGTGCTGTTTGATATCTCCTGTGCGACACGCTTGGAGAACTCAGCTCCTGGGTTAGTGCCATCCTCTTTGATGTCGTTATCTCCAATGACAAACACCCTGTCATAACCTGCAAACAGCTTAACAAAGTGTGGCTTCCAAGCTTGTACCCCAGGTACACCTACTGCTGGTATGCCAACAACACCTGACAAGATAATGGTATCTAGTTCACCTTCACATACTGCTATGTATGATGAGTCAATGGTTATATCACCAACGTTATACAGATGCGCCTTCTGTCCCAATGGAGATCCATACTTGGGTTTGCCATCATCTAATCGTCTAAACTTATAGCCAACACACAACCCAGTAGCTGTGATGTAAGGGATAGATAGCCACCCTCTGTGCATCTCGTGACCATTGATAGGATCTGTTACTACACCTAACGAATACTGTTGGGCAACAGCATCAGATATTCCACGTCCTTCTAGATAATTTAGAGCCTCTTCGTTTATCACCCGACTGTAATGATTGGCCGCTTCCAGCAGTGATTTCGATTGCACGATTGAGGGCATCTTTGAACTCCAAATTCTCTATTTCCATCACAATATCTACTGAGCTGCCACCCTTACCGCAGGTATGACAGTAGTACAGGTTCTCGTACGTGTTCATAACAGCACTACGTCTGCTATCCTTATGAATGCAACAGCGTACGGAAGCTGATCTACCTTCTCTTACCTCACCGCCATAGTGGGCAACAATTACTCCTACGGGGATTGAGTCTGCACTAACTCTACCCTTACTCCTGCCCGCTTTACGTGTCCTGGACCAGTCTTGTGCTGGCATACACACCCCTTATCATCGCACTTATCGTGCCATTGAGCTGAACGCTTGTAGTGGGTAAGAGTATTCTCTTCTCCTGCCTTATGACAGTTCTGGCAAATCATCTTCAGCCTCTTCAACTACTTCTTCTACTACTGGTACAAGTATCTCTGTTGTTGTGATCTCTCCACCTGGTACTGGCATTTATTTATTCTCCTTTTCCCACTCTAAATGAATGGATCCTTTTTCCTTATGTCGTTTGATTAAAGATTGTAAACCTTTTTCTGAACTACCTATAATTGTAAGACCACAATTGCAACCCTTTGAATAGTGTGGTGGTTCATTGTATGTATAAGATGTTTCGTTCATTGCTTTTCCTTTGTCCATTGTTCTAGTGTTTGTATTACCCAAGCATTTTCTATACCAGAGTTGCGACGCTTAACTACAACATAATGCAATGGAACTTCCCCAAGACCACGTGCATTGGCGTAGTTAAGCGCCTCAACTTCTGCTTCTCTCCAGAATTCAGGCAGGGAAAGGGTCTGCCTGTTCTTGAGTTCAAGGATATAGGTTTTCCCCGCAATAATCGCAACCATATCCCCTTCATCCTTACTGCCAGCTTTCGTCAAGCGTTCAGCAAGAACTCCCATTTGTCGTAGCCACTTGAGAACATCGGTTTCAAACTTCGATCCCTTACGTCCATTAGAGTTGGCCATATGTACTTTCCTCTCCTGCACTACGAAGGTAAGCTCTACCTTGTGCATCATCATCACCAATCTGACAGGATGCAAAGTCTACGAATAGTGATGCCCATTGCGAAGCATCAGCAAAGTGTGGACCAAATCGGTTCTTGACCGAAGCCATCCGCAGTAAACCTTGTGACGGATCATAACCTAATGTCAATATCAAAGCAGGTAATTGACTTACCTTTCCGTGGATGGCTCTTCTAGGTGGAGGCATCATAGGAGAACCATACTCGCTTTGTTCGCTGACGTGATGGAGTACTAAGACGCAAGCCTCTGTCTTGCGTGCCATATCGTGCAACTCCATCATAATTGCACGTAGCCCTGCCCACTCATTGTCTGTTTCAGCAGCCACATTCATTAGGTTGTCTATGACAATTAGCTCTGGAGCTATTCCATAGAGTTCAACGTAAGCCTTTATCTCCATCTCAATATCATCAAGAGACGGACTGGAGTCAAAGACCCATTGAATGTGTGATGTCTTAGCCAAGTGTGGTACGTAGTAATTTTGTTGCTTCTCTATGTTGTGTTCCACAGTAACCTGACTGTGGCCCGATAGGTGTGCAGCAGCACGGATCATTACAGTTGCGGTGTCAGTATCGGCAGAGAAGAAAAGCGTAGGCACATTTGCTTTGATTGCATAGATCAATGCGAACATTGACTTACCAGCATTAGGTGCTGCAGCTACCATACAGACTTGACCGCGACGAAACTTTATAGATTGCTTAACTAAGTTCTTCCACACATCAGGTAGTGGTGTGGCCTTTGTGGTCACTCCACTCCAAGCGCGGGAAAGTTTAAGCACTATTCTCCTCATTCAGAATTATGTGTCTTGCCTTGCGTATCTTTCGTCTGTCACCATCGGTGAGTCCACCCCAGATACCGTGGCGTTCTTTACGAATACCCCACTCAGCACACTCAGTAATGTGCTGGCAACCACGACAGATTGATTTAGCTGATGCAATACTTAGGCGAACCATTTTGCCTTCGTTTTCCTTGTCAGGAAAGAATAGATCGCCACCTACCTGAGCACATAAAGGAACCTCAAACTCGTGTGGTTCCCGCATTTGTTAAGCCCAGATAGTTGCGCACTTATCTGTTGCACCCTTTGGTGCAGCACACATCCAGCCCTTCCAAGGGCCACGAGCAGAAGTACCTGTACGGAAACTCATTACACCGTGCTTACAGCTAGGTGCTTGACCTTCAACGACAGTAGGTGCAGCAACAGGTGTTGCATTAAAAGATTGTGCTACTGACTCAGCAGTTGGTGCTGGTGCTTTGCCACCATTGAGTTCAGCATCGGTAGTCTTGATAAGTGATGCAACCATTGATAGGTCAGTAAGACCCGTCTCTAGATCTTTAATGTCAGTTGCATACAGATTGATAAGGGTTCCGCTACTTGTCTTGAAGTTAACTTGGAACTTTGTGTTTTCGTTTGCAGCCATTTACTTTCCTCCAGATTGTTTGATTGTTAACCGTAATGAATCTGCACCTTGCTTAGTTGGTACGAAGCCAAGTTTAGCAAGTACTTCATCTTTGTCTACTGATGTAGGTCCAGCTATCTTGTTCCAACGTACTTGGATACCTGTATCTGTAACTCCAGCAATACCTTCAAGAGCAGACTTTAGTGAATCTTTTTCCTTTGTCAACTCTTTGATCTTCTCATCTAATTGTAAGTATTTCATCGCATTGGTTGAGGCATCCTTGTCCTGGATTAACACCTCTTCACTAGCGATACGTTCTTTTTTTAGACCAACGCATCCTAACTGCCCACTTGCGTCATAGAACTTGCAGTAATGCTGGCAGTAGTTTTCTTCTCGCTCTGGCTCTGGTGCTACCTCTGATGCTTTGATACCTTCCAGCCAACTCAACGCCTCTAGTGCCATTGCTTCGTTGTAATCTTCTGTGTGTACCTTGACATCTCGCTCATCACCATCACGAGCTATAGCTACTAAAGATACACGCTTTACATCGTGACCATTCTTAGCCAGTAGATATCCATATGTCTGTACCTGCCAACGCTGTTGTGTTGATGGGAAGTATGAAAGGTTCTTTACCTTGCTTGTCTTCCAGTCAATGACATCACCAGTACCTGGTACGTAGCAGTCAATGTGTGCTTTCATTCCATTGTATTCAACAGATGTTTCAATCATTACATCGGGGTTATCTGATAACGCTTCTTCGATAGCAGCGTGAATAGCAGTACCCATAATTGCAGCAAGCTTCATCTCATTGTCATTAGTCTCTGGCTGATCGTTGAGTCTGTACCAGACCTTACGACGACAACCACCTAACTCTGATGGTCCTATCTGCACCTGTGTAGAACGTGAACGCTTAGCATCACCTGCACGTAGTGCATTCAGTAAAAGTTCTTTGGGATCTGTCATACTCTAAACGCTCCAGCTTCTTCTGCTTGTTTATGCAATAGGAAAGCAAGTCTACAAGCCTTCCAGCCCTGCTCAAACCAATAATGTGCAGCGTACTCACCTGTTGCTATAACGTTCTTAAACTCTGGTTCTACAAAATCGTATGTATTAAACTCCATTAGTATTCAAGCCCTATGTACCAGAATCCTAGTGACAAGTCACAATTCCAATTACTAATTTGGAAACCAATAGCAAAGCCACAAACTCTGCCACAAGAAAACCAAACTTTTTTACCTATCTTCTTTTCCATTAGACATCCCTCCAGTTGCAAACGATACAAGCAGTTCCATTAGGTATTCCAACGTAGATATGTATGTCCTTGCGACATCCAAACCAGCGTTGCCTTAACCATCTTAAATACTTCATAGCCTTTCCTGCACCACCAACTGTAAAGGCTTACCTGTATTAGCGTCAAGAACCGAAGCGATCTCAACGGCTTTACGGGCGTGTCTCTTTGCGTAGGCTAGGTCAATATCAGGCTTGATAGCTGAATACAAGTAGCCAAGAGCAAGCTGACCACCACTACCAATGCCATACGTTCCGTGATTGCTTTGGAAAAAAGAGAGATCACAAGCAATACGAAAGATATTGCCGTTAAAAGCAATGAGATAATCGAAGCCACCATCTTTGTCCACCTTGTTGTAGTCGTAGTTGTTGTCGTTAAATGCCGTAAGAATACTTGGGATAATCTTACGACCCATAAATTGTGCTGGGTCTTCACCACGATAGAGCGGTGGTTTCCAGTTATAGGCAAGGATATCTCCTGGTCGTGTATCACCTGAGATTCCAATGAGATACTTACCCACCTCAATAATCTTTGGAGTTGAGGTAGCAAGAGTGACTAAGTTATCTTCTGTGATCTGGCTATCAGCTACTAGAACAGCGTAGTCAATTCCTTCTACTCCAACGATTGTGGTCATTGGGCAAGGCTACACCTAACGGCGTGTCGTCGCGTTAGCGACACCAACTATCACTACCATATGAGCCGTGAGGCGAATTACTAAAGCAGGGAGCGAAGCTCCTAGCCGTCCGTCTATGTGGTTCCGTCTACTCACCCTGCCTAGACTATGGTCTAAATATACCCTTCCTAAGCCCTTTGGAGCCGATTTGCGGGGTTTAGGACCAGTCCACGTATGTACCTGTGGGTC